ATGGGGAATAGCGGTACTCCTTCAATGGTGACTTCAGCATCTGTGGCTGGCTCATTGCCATCCGTAAATTTGATATACGTTTGATTGAAGTTCCACTGCACTTCAAAATCAGCATCTTCACTTTTGAAGTCAACACCCACTGTCTGTGCGATGCCATCCACTTCCACATCTGGTTGCTCTGCAAACTTGTTGGCCAGTGGGAATGTGGTTTGACCTTCTTCTACAACATACGTTTCAATCCGCGGTTCACCACGTTCTTCACCACCCTGCACAAAGATGCTGTTTCGGATCTGTGATATATCTTTGGTGACTTCAAGTGATTCAAACACATAGTTGGCTGAATCATCAGCGATATTGAATGCAGATGTTTTGCTGTTTTTCTGGAAAAAATGCAGATCTTTGTTGTAGTCGATATACCAGCTGTAATTGATCAGCCCTGCCAATTTATTGATGGCATCGCTCAATGGGATTCGGTTGAATGCAATTGAATCAATCTGCACATCTGCCGCGGCGTTCGCCATTGTGAAGCCGTCACCATAGTCAGCCATCAGCGCTGTGATGATCGCGTTGGCTGTCATATCTTCAAAACGATCTGTGACCAACATCTTACTGAATTGATGCTTGAAGCCAACACACTTCACATCAAGCGTGACGGCCTTTGTGCTTCCAATGGTGCGTACTCCACACTGCGACACGTTGCCGCCAAAGATCCGTTCACCATCAAGAAGCGCAATCACTTCCGCATTCAGTGCTGGTGCGTAGCCGCCAGCAGATACTTTTTCAATCTTGAAGCTGCAGGTGTCTACCCGATTATTGATGATGTCATTGATCTTGAAGTTGGTGCGCTTGATTTCTTTTGTGCGATCCACTCCGCCAATAGTGATTTGAAATGCCATAGATATATTATACGCGCATATTATCCTTTAGTGTCCGCGCAATTTTGTCACCAACTTTTTCAGCCACATCTTCTTCATCCATGAAGGTATTGCCAGTGAATACTACAGTTGTATTTCCGCCGCCCATGCTTCGATCAGCTGAAATGATGCGGCCAAATGTAGATGGCACAAATGTTTCTGCGCCTTTTTCACCAACTGTGTACGGGGAATTGGCAGCCACTGATCCACCTGCAGCACGTTTGCCGCGTGAAGATCCGCCACCATCGCTTTTGATATCAGACAATGTGGAATTGACCTGCTTCACATAATCTTCATACATGCTGACAGTCTGATCCATCCAAGTGCCAAGCCCTTTTTTCTGGAAGTCCAGTTGCTCACGGAATGTCTTTGATTTGCTGATCTCCGCTTCGATCACAGCACGTTCCTGTGATGAAATTGTGTTCATGATCTGCCCGTGTTCCTGCTTTAGCAGCACCAGCTTCTGCAGTTTGAATACTTGATCTGTCAAAAATTCCTTCTGCATTGATAGCAGTTTTTTGTCATGTAGTTCTTGCAATTGCTCAAATTCATTCTTCTGCAGGAATCGCCGTTGCTCACTGATTTCTTCATCCAGCTGCAGATCACTCCGCTTGTATGATGTGATGATATCTTCTTGCGCTTCCATCTGCTCACGGATTCGCTTGATGTCAGCTGCATCATCATCCTTCTTGGCATCACGCATGTCAGATTCAAGATCCTTCAGTTTGTCTTTTGCGTTTGCCACTAGTTTCACCACCTTATCTTGGTGACTAGATTCTTCATCAGCCGTGCTGTCACGGTACTGCGAAACAGCCGCATTGATATCATCCCACGTGGCAGTGATTTCATCGCGGATCTCTTTGATGCCTTCCACAGTAGCTGTGAAGGATTCATCCATCTTGTCTGCCATAGATTCACCTGTGCTGCCTGCTAGATCAAGTCCAGAAGTGATTTGTGACAGTGCATCTGTCATTGTAGCTCCAAAGTCTTTTCCTTCATCTGCAGCTGCTTGGATGCCCTGCACGGCCAATGAATCAAAGTTAGCTTCAGCATCAGTGATCTTGCTATTGATATTGTCTATTGTTTCACCAAACACAGATCCCAAACCTGGAATCTTGCTGAAGATGTTATCAATCCCCGTCACCACAGTCTGCACAAACTTCCAGAATTTGATTTCCATATTCAAAACAGTCAGTGACCATGCGTTGCCAATGCCGCCAACTTCTTTTCCAAATTCGTACAGCTTGAAGATCACGTATCCAATCAGTGCGGCCACTGCAGCAAGTGCCACTGCAACCACTCCACCTGCAAGTCCTAGTGCCGCAAACTTCTTCAGTACGACAACTATTGTCATGACAGCACCCTTCATACCAACAATGGCATTTGTGACCCCAAACAAGGCAATTCCAAGCGTTCCAAGCACTGCTACAACGCCAGCTACAGCCAGCGACACGATCACCAGTGTTTTCACCAGCTGTGGATTCTCTTTGGCAAAGTTGCTGACTGCTTTGATGATTGGTGTCAGTATTTCCATCAGATCTTCAAGAATTGGAATCAATGCATTCCCCACTTCATTTCGCATATTGATGATGTTGGCTTGCATCGCCTGCATCTTTTCACCAGCTGTGTTGCTAGTGTCACCAAGCCGCGCCATTGATTTTTCCCCTTCTTCCATTGTAGCCTGCATGAATGCTTGTTCGCGTGTCAGTGCGTTTGTGCCAGTAGTCAGCTCCAAGATCCGTTCACGTACCTTCGCACCAGAAATACCAAAACTATCCAATCGCAGAATAGATTGGTTTGCAAGCATAAGTGCAAAGTTTTCCATTGATGGCGTGGCTTCATTTCCCATCGCTGATCCTAGCTTCACAGCCATTTCAGATAGCTTGTTCATTTCATCTTCAGTTTCAGCCAGACCCATTGAAATCAAACGTGATCCCGATTGCATCAGCGCAGTATCATCCACAAGGCCGCGTGTAGCTTCACGCAGTCCATAGATGGCATCTGGTGTAGATCCGATACTTTTCGTCAACGCATCAAATGATTGCGCTGTACGTTGCGTGTTGGCCGCTTCTTTGGCCAAAGAAAAAGCACCAGCGCCAATCGCTGCAAACGCTGCCGTTCCTGCCAGTGCCATTTTCTGGAAAGTCGGTTGCAGTTTGCCAAGTCGATCTTGAAACGTGCTGATGTTTTTTTCTGCTTTTGCTACTGATTTTTCAACAGCAGCAAAAGCCTTCGCAGTATTGTTTTCCGCATCTACTACTACTTTGATTGTCTGGCTAGATGAATTCATGGTTATTTTCTTTTGCTACGTTTCTTGATCTCTGTTGCGCGATCATTCAACTCCGCAACTATTGCATTGATAAACCATGCAGGTTGCGCCATGTAGGTATGAAAATCCCACTTCATCTCCAAACACAGATCAACGATTAGTTGGTAGTTTGTGAATTTTTTTTTGCATCAAGGGAATTGACGTGATCAATCACTTGCTGGAAGTCAGCATCTGGCATTGATAGCAGATTCTGCAGCTTGTTCTTTTCATCGCCATTCACACTCACAACGTATGTTTCAACGCTTTTGTTCTGCATTTCTACAGCGGCAGCTGGATCAATGCCGCTTGTGGCTGGTAAACCATCGCGCTGTGCGGCTGGTGACACATCCATCTTCATCTTTGCAAAGATCACGTTCTGGATTGTCTGCTGCTCTTTGGCAGTGATCCAATCCTTCACAACAATCTCCGCTTTGCAGATGTCAGTTGTGATCGTTTGCGTTGTTGCTTCAATCATAATTCTCAATAGTTAGGTTTGCTAGTAGCTGGCTTCTTCATTCGTCACTACAACTTCGATCTGCTTTGATTCAGCATCATCAAAGTGTGCTGTGAAATCAATCGCTTCAGATACGATTTCATCAATTGGCCTATCTTCAGAACGTGATTCAAGTGTCACTTTTGGAAGTGTGATCACAACCTTTGGTGTGCTTGAAGTTCCGATTTGCTTGCCAGTGTTTTCAATAGTGATTTCCATTGCTTTGGCAGATCCAGATGTGTACCAGTCGTGATACGTCTTATCTACGTGATCAAGTGACAATGATCCAGTGATATCAAACATCAAAGCGATGATGTTTTCTGGTGTCAGTGATGACAAACACATCTTTGGCCGTGCGCCGTTTTGTACGCTCAATGAAAATTCTGTCAGACAGATTCCAGTTGCTGCGCCAAGTCCAGCTACATTGTCAGCTACTTTCACAGTCACGCCTTCACGTGGGAAAATGTGATCATCATCAGCAAATGCTGGTGTGTAGTCACTGACTTCTGTTTCAGTTTTACCAACAAAGTTGGCTACTGCGTACACTAGATCACCCATCACTGCGCTGATCTCAAGTCCTGCGATCAGTACAAATGGGTATTGATAATGCTGCTTGCCACCACGTGCCACTGCGACAGTTAGTGATGGTGATTCTGGTTCATCCACGTCAACACTGAAGGTGTGATCATAGATTCCAGAATCTCCGCCTTTTTCAGCAGATGCGACAGATCCAAGCAGTGACTTCAAGAAGTATCCGATGGCCGCGTTTCGCACATTGAATTCAAAATCACCTTCCACACGTTGTGAAGTGATCTGTGAATCCTGTGATGCTGCGCGTGATCCTTTGGTTTCTTTGATCAGTTGCTTTTCATTCATCAGCATGATGGATGTTGGTACACGTCCACGCACCCAATGTGCAGGTGCGATGGCAGTACCGCGTGTTGTTTCAACACCAACTCCAAGCTGGATATTTTCTGAAAGTAACATAATTATTCTTTAGATTCTTTATTTATAATTTTGGTTGCTTCTGCCAAACTTCCAGCTTTCACTGTACGTCCAACAGAAGGAAATGAATATGACTTCATTCCCGTTTTCACCGCTGATCCAACAGCAGAACGCTTGCCAGCTTTCGCTGATTTTGTTCGTGGTGATTTCCCGATTGATTTGTTTTGGTATGATTCAATCATTACAGATATTATATCACGCTAGCATCCTTCATATACGGTACACCGCACAATGACTTCGCCAACTGTGTACACACCTTCATCACCAGCATCAGTTGTGATCAATGACGCTGGCACTGGCTGCGTTTGAAGCGCCGTTGGTTGCAGCGCATCGGATGAATTGAATACTTCAATGACTTGATCCATCAGATCTTCAACCTTCTTCACGCTGGCTTCATAATCGTCATTGTCATTGAAAAGATCGTAGACATAGATGCTGAAGCCGTATGTGCGCCGCCGTGCATCGTTTGCTTGGTAGTCATTTTCATTGCTGGAATTGGCAACGGCAATGGAAGGGAAGCCAGTGAATTTGGTGTGCGCGTAGTTTATATCAACCGCTAGATCAGTGATGCCAGTGGTTGCTTTCAATTTGTCTACAACTGCTTGATGTAATAGTCGATAGCTCATGTGTTTATATTATATCACTTGACCTGCATATCCTTCAGCGTGGCTGTGACGGCCAGCTTGAAATTCTTGCGGATGATTGGATTGGCTAGCTTCAATGCGCGATCCATGAAGGGATTGGCACGCATCTTGTATGTACCGTAGTTCACGTATACACCATAGTGCGCTTTGGCTTCTACAATACCTGTCAGCGGCGCTATACGCTCATACTTGATTGACTGGCGCAAAGTACCACCAGTGCGGCCAGATCCGCTTGGATATTTCCCCACTGGCGCTTGGCGCATCGCTTCACGCTGCACAATACGCAAAGCAGCTTCAACACGATTTTGAAGTTTCTGATCCATCTGTTTGCTGGCCGTGCGGTATGCCTTCATGACTTGGCCAGTGTTCAATATACGTGCGCCAACTTTCATGATCTATTTTTCATCAAAGATTCTGATAATGATTTCACTGTGTCGCTGCTTGCCGCGGAAATTGAATTCTTCAACCGCAATCACTTTGTATTCCCCACTAGCATCTGTGATTCTGTCACCTTCTTGGATCGTTTGATCATTAGTGAATAGCTGAAAATCTTTTCCAAAAATGTATGGTGAATTCTGGATGATCTCCGCTGTCAGTGGCTGGATGTGTGCAGCTACGTTTGTAGCAACATCTGCAAATGCCTTCTTTGCGCCTGTGGTTGCTGTCAGCCGCCGTATATTTATTGTTGTATCAAAATAGTCGCTGATGGCCATAGCTAGAATGTTATGCGTCTATACCCTTTGATGATTTCAGTTGCGCGCTTGTAATCATCCCACCCTTTTTCTGCGCGGTACGATACTGAATAGCGTCCGATTGATTCACTGGATACTTCTTTTCCAGATGTGTTGGCACGGTTGATGATGCCAGCCACAAACACTGTGACTGCCCATGCAATATCGTTTGGAATTGCATCTGCAGGGAATAGGCCAAACTTGGCTGTGACAGATATATTCTGGCGATCAAATGGGAAGTGTCCAGACTTCAACACGATACGGTTTTTTGTCTGTTTGTTTGGCGGATACAAGAAGTAGTTTTCTTCAGCAATCGCTTCACCACCAATTGAAAGTGCTGTGATTGTTTGGAA